GGCCGATCTCGGCTCACTATCGTTTGCCGATTATCAGAAGGTAAGGCGCGGCGAGGCACTTCCATCTAGCGAGGCGAAACCATCCGCGCCGGAGGCTAAGGCCTCTGAGCACAAAGAAGCTTTGGCCTCGGAAACCAAGGCAACAGAGGAAAAGGAACGCGAAAAGACAGAAGAAGAATCTTCCGGTGACGAGTCTGAGCAATTGGATACCGCCGCGAAGAACGAGCAAGACGAGACTAAGCCCGGAAAGAAAAAAGGCGGAATTCAAAAGCGATTCGACAAACTGAGCAAAGAGAAATCTGAAGCCCAGCGTGAAGCCGAGTATTGGAAAAAGTTGGCCCTTGAAACCAAGGGAGCTACTGAAGCCAAGAAAGAGCCCGTCGAAACCAAAAAGACTGAAGCGAACGATGGAAAGCCCAAGCCGGAGAGCTTCGATACTCATGCTGAGTATGTCGAGGCACTTACGGATTGGAAGACCGATCAGAAGCTCAATGAACGAGACAAGAAGGCTGAGAAAAACAGATTCGAGTCCGAGCAGTCAAAAAAGATGCAGACCTATCTCGAAAAGAAGGCTGCATTCGCCGAGAAGACGCCAGATTTTGACGATGTGATTGCCGATGCGGACGGGATCCCGGTTCCTCACGCTGTCACCCAGATCATCGTTGAATCCGAGCATGGTCCTGAGCTTGCCTATGAGCTTGCTAAAAACCGCGATGAATTCGCGCGTATCTGCAAGCTACCCCCTCTTTCCGCAGCAAGGGAGATGGGGAAGTTTGAGGCTAAAATCGCGGCCCTCACCTCTGAAGCCAAAGAAACAAAAAAAGTAACAAATGCTCCAAAGCCTCTGGATCCGGTTGGGACAGGCAAAGGAACTTCTGGGCCTAAAAAACCAGAGGAAATGTCCTTTCCCGAATACGAGAAGCATAGGCGGGAGCAGCTTAGGCGTAAAAGGGCATGATGCCCGCGCCTATTTTCAAGGAGTAGAAAATGGCTAACAGTATTCTAACCCCGAGCGTCGTCACGAAAGAGGCGCTCATGCAGTTCAAGAACGGAATGGGCTTTTCCCGCAACGTGGATAAGTCCTATTCCAAGGATTTCGCCAAGAAGGGCGCTAAGATCGGCTCGAGCGAGAAAATCCGTAAACCCAACCGATTCACGGTTACTAACGGCACCGCTTACAGTGCTCAGGACGTGACCGAAGACAGCGTTACGCTGACGATTGGAACTCAGAACCATGTCGATTTCGAGTTCTTGTCGTCCGATTTGACCCTGTCTATCGACGAGTTCGGTCAACGCTATATCAAGCCTGCCGCCCTGGCTCTAGTGAACCAGGTGGACATTGACGGCCTTTCCTATGCCGCCAAGAACGTCGCCAACGCAGTCGGAACTCCCGGAACGACTCCTTCCGCACTCGTAACCTATCTCTCTGGAATGCAGAAGATTCAGGAAAGCGCAGGCCCGGTAGACGATGATTATTCGTTTCACATCAGCCCGGCCGCGAACGTCAAGATCGTGGACGCATTGAAGGGGCTCTTTCAGGCCAGTTCCGAAATTGATAAACAATATAAACGCGGACTCATGGGCGTTGCTGCTGGTGGCGAGTGGAATCTTGCTCAAAACCTCTACAGCTATACCTCAGGCCCACTTGGTGGAACTCCGACCCTAAACGGCGTTCCTGCGAGCGGAGCTACCGCCGTGGTTACCACGGGATGGACTGCTTCAGCGGCTAACCGTTTGAAGGCTGGCGATGTGTTCACGATCGCGGGCGTCAACAAGTGTGGACTTCGCGGCTGTCGAAACGGACCCGGATACCGGCGTTTCTCTCCGTATCGTTCGGCAGTACGACATCACGACTGACAAGTTCAAGTGTCGAATGGACGCGCTCTATGGATGGGCTGGCCTCCGACCTGAGTGGGCTTGCAAGATCCTCGGCTAGTCACACGGCTTAGGCTTCCCGGAGGTCTTTGGGCAAGGACTGCTCATCGGCCTCCGGGTTTTTGAAGGAGTGAAATGAAATGAGCTTTCAAGAGTTCCCGAAATGGAAATATCACCCATCCAAGGAAGCCGTCATAGTCGGAAATAAAGACGCAGAGGAAGCTCTTGGAGAAGGCTGGTTCAATTCTCCAGCTGATTTTGGAGTAGAAACCTGTCCTTCTGCTAGCGGACCGGATCCGTACATTGCTTCAAAAAAAATAGAAGAAATCATAGATCAACCCAAAAAATCAAAAAGGGCTAAAGCGTGATTGATACCGCCCGAGCTTTGGTGGAATCGAGTTTGCGCCTGATCGGAGTGCTGGCCTCCGGCGAGGCAGCATCGGCGGCTGAGGCCACGGATGGCCTTAACTCGCTGAACGACATGCTCGACAGCTGGTCCAATGAAAACCTATTCATTCCAAATAAGGTTAGGGAAGTATTCCCTCTCACGTCTGCAAAGCAGACTTACACAATGGGAGCGAGCGGAGATTTCAACACGACGCGCCCGATTTCAATTGAAAACGTCCTGGTCCAGCTCGGCTCTAGTTCTCCGGCCGTCGAGATGCCTATGCGCATTCTCACCAAGGATGAATTCGCTAACATCACACTGAAGGGAACAACCTCAACATTTCCAGAGGCATGCTATCCGGAGGGAACCTATCCTCTTGAGACTTTGAACGTATGGCCAGTTCCGACAACTGGCAATAACCTGGTCATTTATAGCGCGAAGCCACTGGCTAATTTATCGGGGCTATCCAGTACGATTTCACTGCCTCCCGGTTATCAGAGAATGATTCGTTTTAATCTCGCGGTTGAGCTTGGGCCAGAATACGGCAAAGCCATTCCTGAAGCTGTGGCGGCCATAGCAGAAACAGCCAAGGCCGCGATCAAAAGAAAGAATTCAAAACCAAAATATCTATTGGTCGATGAGGCGATATCCGCTCGCGCATCTATCTTTGACTGGAGAATTGGGGAGTCACGTTGAGATTTCCAGGCTTCATTGGTCCAAGTTACACGCTTCAGTCGGTCAACGTGGACTGCCAGAGATGCGTGAATCTTTACCCTGAGGCCGACGCACTGGGGACCGGAAAAGAGGGCGAGGTCGCATCTCTCGTTTCCACTCCAGGGCTGACTCTTCTCGTAACCCTTCCGTCATCTCCGGTCAGAGGAATTTGGATGACCTCTACTGGAAAGTTGTTCGCGGTGGGCGGTCAATTCATTTACAGCATTTCGTCGAGCTGGGTTGCCACTCAATTGGGTCAGCTCAATACCTCAACCGGCACTGTATCGATGGCGGACAACGGCCTTCAGCTGGTGATTGTGGACGGAAGCGGAACGACTGGGGGTTACTACGTGACCCTTTCCGACAATTCATTTCATAACATTACGGACCCGAACTTCCTGGGCGCTAGTCAAGTGACCTATCAAGACACGTCTTTTATCTTCGCAAAGAATCAGCACATCGGCCATTGAATCTCAAATCAGGGCCGCAGGAACCGCAAATGTTGCGAACGCTAGGGCATGGACCTATCAGCAGGGCGGGCACGTATTTTATTGCCTAAACGTCCCAAGCATTAAAGCGACATGGGTGTACGACGCATCAAGTGGTCTTTGGCATGAAAGAACTTTCCTGGGAACCTGGGGCTTTGAGAGGCACAAGGCCGATTGCAGTGCCGTGGCCTACGGATCAAACGTCGTAGGAGATTACGAAAGCGGAAATATCTATTCCCTTGATCCCTCTAACTACACCGACAACGGAACTTCGATTGTTCGTCAAAGATCCGCTCCCCATTTGTCGAAGGACATGAACCGCATTTTCCACAGCAGTTTTCAGCTCGATATGGAAACGGGCGTGGGTCTTTCCGGAACTACTCAGGGAACGAATCCTCAAGCCATGCTTCAGTGGTCAAACGACGGCGGTCACACATGGTCCAATGAGCACTGGGCCTCAATCGGGAAGATCGGTAGCACCAAGACACGGGTCATTTGGCGGAGACTTGGGCAGGCTCGCGACCGAATTTACCGAGTCATGATCTCAGATCCGGTGAAGGTTACCCTCATCGGCGCCCAGCTCGATGTGGATGAGGGAGCGGCGTAATGTCCGAACAGCTTCCTCCAGTTCCCTATCAAGCCCAGATGACGACGCAACAGGGTACGCCGTCTAACACATGGGCTGCTTTTTTTAGAAGCCTCATCGATGCGATCAAGGCGAACGCGATCACGACTCCGATTGATATTTCAGCAGGAGGAACGGGTCAGACGACGCAACAGGGCGCGGTGAATGCGCTCACTGGAACTCAAAGCGCAGGAAAATATCTCAGATCCGATGGCGTCAACGCATCTTTAAGCGCAATCACTCCGGCAGACGTTCCAACGCTCAACCAGAGCACGACCGGAACCGCATCCAACGTCACAGGAATTGTTGCTCCGGCAAACGGGGGAACGGGTGTCGCCAATACAAATAAGATCACAACCGGATCAAATGACATCACGCTGACGAGCACGGGAACGACCAACGTCACGCTCCCCACTTCGGGAACCATTGCTACGCTAGCTAATTCAGAGACTTTTTCTAGCAAATCATTTTCGGACGCCGTGACTCTAGCCGAGATATCGACTCCCTCTAGTCCTGCATCCGGCAAGCTCAAGGTCTATCCCAAGAGCGA